CGTTACTAAATCCATCTTTTTCAAGTTTTGCACAACCACCAGGCTGTTCAAAATCACGTAATGAAGGTTTATATTTTGTACTCATAGTAATGTCCTTATTAAAATAATTACTCAGTTTTTTTACCTAACTCATGATGAAGCTTTGCAGAATCTTGTATGCTTTTGTGATGATCCATTTCACGCGCATGTTCTCTGTCTTTTATTTCTGCTAATTTACTAGCTGTTTCCAAGGCATGATTTAATTCCGAGGTTTGCGATTCTTCAAGTCTTACAACACTGTTTATTTGTTCTTGTGTCACTCTAGAGCGAGCTGCTAAAATTTCAGCATCTGCTTTTTCTTTTTCTATTGCCAATTGTGCTATATCTAATTGATTATCTATACTTGATTGTTCGATTTGGTGCGCTAGTTTTGCTTCTTCTACTCGCGCTTTTATCATTTGTGGTTGACTCTGTGACAATTCTTGAGCCATTTGTAATTGTTGCTGTTGCTGCTGCTGTTGTAAGCTCAACCATTGCGGTATTGCTTCTTGTAATTCGTCTGATCCGTGAATGGTTAAATTTTTAATAAGTATTGGCAATCCTTGAGCTGAGTTCATAAATGCATTAAATTCTTGGGAAACCCCCATTAATGCAATGATTTGACTTAATGCCTGATTTTTTTGAACTTGAAAATTAACACCTGGTTCAATATTTACATGAATTGAATTTTCATCATAGTCTATGTAGGGTGAACCTTCTTGATTTACATCAATATACTCTTTATCTCCGTGTATATTAACAATTGGTATTGAACGCTTGCCTACCAAATATTTAGGCATAAGATCAACAATAATATTGGCGACATGAGCCAAAGAGTTAAGATAGCCAACCACATAAGGCATTGCGGCAGCGTTTCCAACTGAAGCGCTTTCAATAATAGCCTTTCCAGATAAATCATTATCATTTTTTCCTAAATTAGATGCGTACGATCCTAAAATTGTTTGGGTTGTTGCCTCGGTCATTTGAAAAGCGTTAACAATTTCTGGAGGTGCTGGAGGATTAATCACTTCTCTTATTGGATCAGGAATTGCCTTGTCTGGATTATTTTCACTATAGGCATTAACGACGACAGTAGATGCTTGTTGAATATTAGTTAATGCATTAACGTAATCTTCTTCTTGCGGTATGGCTTCTTTTTTAACTATAAATTTGTGTTGAATAATATTTTCAAGATAATTAGCCCATGATTGACCAGCAAAGTTTTTTAAATCTTGTGCTCCTTTAGCATTATATATATAAGGCTTAGTCATTAAATAAGTGGTATTTGAATTATCCTGGGTTAATACAACCGAATTACCATCAAAAAATACATGAGGCAAATAAGTATAATCGGTTAAATTATATTCAATAATTTTAGATTCAATTAAGATGTAATGGCATACCGTCGTAATTTCAGTCCATCGAGGTTTTCCCATTATATTTGGGAATTGCTCTATCATTTGCTGCGCTTCCCATTCTTTTTTCAATAAATTATATTTTTTTTCTGTGACTACCCTGCCATTGGATAGCTTCATTATTTTGGTTCTTTTTTTTATTTTTTCGTAATAGTCTGCAACCAATACTATTTTTTGTTCTCTTGAATCTTTATAAGACCAACTAAATCCTTGAATATCTTTTGAATAGGTAATATTGCTTGCATCAACATCGGGATAAGCATTCATGAAATCATCAATAGTCATTGGGAATATTTCAAATGACCAGCTCCCATCATCCTTTGATGAATTTCTAGCCATTGGATCAAAACCACATAATGTTGGGTCAAATGTTTTTCTTAATTTAATGACCTGTTCCATTGAACGAGAATGCGCGTAATCTGTCCAAACTTTCGCCACTGAAAATCCACCGCTTAGAATATCTTTGTAAATTTCATATGAAAAGTTCGATTTATTTGCTTGATATAAAATATAACGTATATGTCCTTCTACGATATTTAATATCTCAGGACTAGATGGATATCCATCAGACGGAGTTACTTCTATAGATGGTTCATGTTTTGCAAACTCTCCGAGCAATCTAGAAACATAGCTTTCAAGAATATTAAATTCAACGACAGGTTTATGTTGCTTATGAAGTAGAGCTTTTTGTTGTTCATTAACGGTTGTTTTAAAACAATATTTCCTAAAATCATGAAAACGTTTTGAATTTTCTTTGAAATACAAATGTGATTTAGAAATATTATTTTTAATTCGTTCTAAATCAGTCTGATTATGTTCAAGGGCTATCGACATAATAAAGAAGTTCCTTTGCTCTTAGAAACTCATCCTGAGTTTTCATAATTTTAGCAGCAACATTAGTTGATTTGCTATCTAATTGTTGCAACTTTGGAGGATAGGCAAATGTTAAAGCAAGTGCATCTGCTTCATCACTTGAGCGCAACCCTCTTTTTTTCATTTCTTCTTTCTTTTCAAGAACTAATCTTGAATTAGAATCGAATTTATATTTTACTCCACATAAATCGGCATGCAAAGATTCAACGTCTGGTATTTGGCAAGGATCATCAATAAGCCATAACTTCATCTCGCCCCACATTTCAGTTCTTTTGTTGCTATATTTATTAGCATTTAATGGTTTACTTCCTGAATTAACAGGAGAAATTATATTTTTGTAGCCCAGTTCATTAAGCCTATCTACAATTCCAGCCCCTAATCCACCTACATCAATAAATACCTTATCTGGTTTTTCTTCTTGAATTATTTTATTAACTATACCTGTTATTTCCATGGTGTCTTTTTTGATATAAGACTCTAAACCATAAGCGACACGACCTTTTCTTCGAATAATTGATGTTCTATCATCTCCAAATCGGGCAGGGTCTACACCAATATAAAATAATCCGTAAGACTCGGAAGTTGTTTTTCTGGCCTTCATAATTAAATCCGATTCAATATAGCTGTCCTCACCGGTTAACTGAAAGGCTTCATTAGGGTTGAATGGGTATTCTTGTTTAAACGCCTTTTCACCATCTATTCCTGAAATACTTAATTCTGCTACCTTATTTCGTCTCCAGTTTATCTGCTCGTCATTTATGTGATAAATTTGTTTAAATTCAATTTCCTCTGGCGTTAAATCAAGTGGTTCAATTATTCTTTTTTTATATTTATCTTGCCAAAACCAAGGTACAAAGATAGATATAAAATCAGATTGCTTAGCTTCAGCTCGTTGCCATTGCTGATGAAAATAATTACCAACTCCATTAGCGGTTGATTCAAGTATTATTTCTGTCCCATTTATCCCAGGAACAGCTTGCATTATCCCTTTTGCATGCTCTTCTGCATTAGCCCAAAAAGCAACTTCAGAGCCATGTAAGAGCTGGATAGTTGAGCTTCTACCAACTGCCTTGTTTTCAGCCGTTCCTAATTTATAACCAGAATCCAATAGACCAAATACAAGTTCTTTTGCGTTTGACGTCCTAACCTCTGGTTTAACTAATGATGGCGTATACTCATAAAACCTCTGCGCCATCTTATACAAGTTTTGCGTTGCATCTAATGAATGAGTCAATATAAATGCTTGCATCCCTTTCTTATGTGTGACTTGATGATAAAACCTTGCCCCAACATAAGTAGAACTTCCCTGTTGTCTCCCTTTTAACAGCACACATCGCACATACCCTATGCTTTCCTTTTGCTGCTCTAAACGTTGGTGTATAAATTTTTGAGCTTTATTTAAAGTAAACGAAATAATGCTTCCTGCTTCACTTCGTATTTTTAAACATTTTTCTGCATAATGAACAAAATCATCTTTTAGCTTTTGACGAATAATCTTTTCTTGTTGTGAAATCATAAATTTATAAATTTATTCCAATTCTTCAAGCGCTTCTTCATGATTAATGACTGTGACAACGGATTGAGCTTTATCGCCATATACTTTAGGAACTAGTTTTGAAGCAAGCCATTTTCTAGTATCAATTTTAGTTCGCAGTATTTTAGCATCAATGCGTCGCACACCATCTTCCATATAATAATGCGGTTCATTCATCATGACATTAATTTCATTTACTAAATATTCAACTTGCTTAATTTTAGCTATCGCGTATTGCTGACTAAACTCTTCATGTTTGTTAAGCCATCTAAAAACAGTTCTTTCACAAGGAAAGTGTTCATTATCATCACATAATTGTTGAATGCCCTTACCTGATTCAGCGATAGCGTCACAAATTTCCTCTGCCATCTTTTTGGTGTATGAAGTAGGCCTACCAACTTTATTCGTCATCTTTATAACCTTTATTTTTCTTAGTTTTCTTATCAAATACCTTTGGTTCTTTTTCAATAATTTCATTAAGTGATGAAAAATTATTATTGTTGTAATCCCAACAACAACAAGTAGAACATGGAATTGGCATTCCT